GGATAATAGAACAAAATGAGAAAATAGAAAAAGCCAAAAATGAATACTTTGAAGCAGAAAGTTCTTTACCTGCAGGTGATCCTAAAATTGAAGAAACTAAAAACAAATGGTTAACTTTACGACAAGAAATTGATGACAAGTTTAAGAATTTATTGATTGTATAAATATACTTATGGCAAACTATTTAGGGTATAGCTCAATTAACGCAAATAAACCAAGAACAACCAATGCTAGTGTAGGTAATAATGGTGGGTTTGGTACGGTTACCAAACCGTTAAATGCGGGTAAAAAATATAAACTAGTCGATACTGCAATAGTTGTTCAAGATTTAATCAATGCATTGAATATTAAACAAGGTCAAAAAGTAGGTCAACCTCAGTACGGAACTACGCTTTGGAGTTACATATTTGAACCCAATGATGGCACGACACAAGATAGAATTAAAAATGAAATAAGAAGAGTTATTTCTCTTGATCCTAGAATAATTCTTAATTACGTTGCTTGTTATCCACAAGACAATGGAGTTTTGATAGAAGTTGAATTAGCAGTTACCCCTTTTAATCAAGCACAAGTTCTTCAACTTTTTGCTAACATTAATACTTACCAATTAACGTTACAGTAAAAAAACAAGGTTTTAGGTATGATAAATACTAAAAACAGAGAAAAAGTATGGCAACAAGTTCAAGATCAACTGCAATTTTTGGTGTAAACGATTGGCAAGCAATTTATCAGACCTTTAAAGAGGCTGACTTTAAAAGCTATGACTATGAAACACTAAGAAAATCTTTCATAGATTACCTAAAACTTTATTACCCTGAAACATTCAACGATTACATAGAAAGCTCAGAGTTTATAGCTTTGCTAGATGTAATGGCATTCATGGGTCAGGGTCTTGCATTCAGAAACGATCTGAATACCAGAGAAAATTTTATTGACACTGCCTTCAGACGAGATAGTGTTATCAAACTTGCAAACTTAGTTAGCTATACTCCAAAAAGAAATTTAGCTTCTCAAGGGTACATAAAAGTCACAAGTATCCAAACTACCCAAAACATTACTGATCTGAATGGAGTAAATTTAAGTAATCTACCTATTTTATGGAATGACCCTGCTAATACTAGTTGGCTAGAACAATTTAACACAATCATAAATGCAGCATTAGTTGATTCACAAAAAGTAGGTAGACCAGGTAATAGTGCAGAAATATTGGGTGTCACAACAGATGAATACTCAATAAAAATCCCAAGTGATGCATTACCAATCGTGCCCTTCAGTTCTGTAGTAGATAATACCAATATGAATTTTGAATTGGTAAGTGTTACAAGTTTAGGTAAAGATTATATCTATGAAATCCCACCTTCACCAGTTGGAAAATTCAATATAGTTTACAGAAATGACAAATTGGGATTCGGTAGTCCAAACACAGGATTCTTCTTCTACTTCAAACAGGGCTCTTTAAGAAACTTTGATTTCAACTTAGATCAGCAAATCGCAAATCAAGTAGTTGATATTGACATTGATGGAATCAACAATACTGATACATGGTTATACCAATTGAATGTTAACAATGGTGATAGAACTATTTGGGAACTAGTAGAAAATGTTTATGCTAATGCTTATCTGCAAAAAGAAAGCAGCGATAGAAAAATATTCTCTGTGAATTCAAGAGCTAATGATCAAGTTAGTTATGTGTTCGGAGACGGAGTGTTCAGTCAAATTCCAGTTGGATTGTTCAGAGCATATGTACGTTCAGGAAATGCACTAACATATACAATAGACCCAAGCGAAATGCAGGGAATATCTGTAAGTTTTTCATACGTAAATAGGTATGGGAATACAGAATTATTGACTTTTGGTTTAGAGTTACAAGTACCAGTAACAAACGCTCAAGTAAGAGAACCACTTGAAGAAATCAAACAACGTGCCCCAACAAGATACTATTCTCAAAATAGAATGGTAAACGGGGAAGACTATAATAATTTCCCATACACACTTTATAGCTCAATAGTTAAGAGTAAAGCTATTAATAGAAGTTCAATTGGGGTAAGTAAAAACTTAGACCTTTTAGATCCTACTGGAAAATATTCAAGTACAAACTCTTTTGCTGACGACGGAGCATTGTGGCAAAATACTACTAATGGCTTCTTAACTTTGACTGCCAATGATGTCGGTGACATTATATCCTTCTTCACTGATACATTGAATGGATTATTATTAGGTAATAAAACAAATCAGTATTATGTTCAGAACTATCCACAGTATCCAATCAACAGTTCATCAGGTGATGGTACAGTTTATTGGCAAAACAAAACAGTAAATACTAATTCCAATACTGGTTACTTTTACAATTTAGATGGAACTACAAGTGTTCCTATTCCAGTTGGAACCTATTCAACTAATAATGCAAAGTATATAACTCCTGGGGCATTGGCAAAATTTATTGCTCCAACTGGTTACTATTTTGATAGTAATAACAGATTAGTTGCAGGTATTGCCGGCCCATCAAACATTACATATATTTGGGTTTCAATACTTAATGTGATAGGAGACGGTTACAATAATGGACAGGGTGGGTTTGCAAATGGAACAGGACCTATAACAGTTAATGGTTATGTCCCTACAGGAGCAATACTTACAACAGTTTTGCCCGCATTTGATAATTCATTCTCTAACACTATAATTAATGAATGTGTTACTAGAATTGAACTAAATCAAAATTTTTCTTTGATATTCAACAACTCATTAACCATAGCACAAGATCGTTGGAGTGTTGGTGCTTATGATGCAACTGGGTGGTTTTTAAACTTCTTAAGCATAGGAGAAAATAGATACACTATAAGTTATCGTTCATTGGTCTATTATTTTGGTAGCGTAAGCGAAACTAGATTTTTCTTTGAACGTGATAAAGTAATCTATGATCCTTTTTCTGGAAAAAATCTACAAGACTTTGTAAGAATACTTGCTACTAACACACAGTACAACAGCAACTATTCTTTAGCTAAAGACGTTCAAGTAAGTGTAGTTGGTCAAACTGTTGAAAGTGATGGCTATGTAAATGATTTTGAAATTCAGGTTGCATCAATTGACACCAATAATAGAAATGTAATACTTGATCCCGATTTCTTCACTACTGTTACTGGGTACGTAAATGGTGCAGCAAATACTGGAATATACGTATTCTTTGAATTAGTTGAAGATGCAATAAATTTATCAAGATATCAAATAGTTCCAACTTCAAGTGTAGTCCAGATTCAAAATACAACTCAGATTGAACAATCAAAGTATGATTATCCATTGGGACAATTATTTTATGCGTTCAGTGAAAACAAATTTTACATTACTATTCAAGATGTAAACGTGTCTACTCCATTGTATAACTTAGTTGAACAACCTCAGTATTCAATACAATATGGTCGTCAAGGATTACAATTTCAATATAGACACAACAGTAATAATACAACAAGAATTGATCCAGCAACAACTAATGTAATTGACTTGTATTTGGTAACACAATCGTATTACACTCAGTATCAGAATTATATTCAAGATACAACTAATACGGTTCCTATGCCACCTAGACCAACGATTAATGAATTAACCGATGAATACAGTGAAATAAATAACTATAAGATGTTGAGTGACAGTGTAATTCCTAATAGTGTTGTGTTTAAGCCATTATTTGGACCAAAGGCTGATCCGAAACTCAGGGCAACAATAAAAGTGATAAGATCAACTTTAACTAATGCAAGTAACAGTGAAATACGAAGTGCAGTACTAACAGAAATGAATAATTATTTCAACATAAACAATTGGAACTTCGGAGACACTTTTTACTTCTCCGAACTAAGTGCCTATCTTCATAGTTCAATTGGAGATTTATTAAGTTCAGTTGTATTAGTACCAAATGACCCTACAATGTCGTTTGGTGACTTATACGAAATAAAATGTTTACCTTATGAAATTTTTGTAAATGCAGCAACAGCAAATGATGTGTTAGTAATTGCAGCATTGACCCCTACAGAACTACAAGTGAGATAATATGGCAACAAGAATAAGAACATTAAATTTTCTCCCAGAAATATTTCAAACACCCACAAACTCTCAATTTTTAAATGCAACACTGGATCAATTAGTTGCTCAACCCAATTTAAAGAAAATTCAGGGTTATGTGGGTAGCAAATTAGGATATGGGGTTAATGCTAATTCTTATTACGTTACCGAACCCAATAAAACTAGAACTGATTATCAGTTAGACCCTAGTATTGTTTTTACTAAAGACAATCTAACTACTGCAAAAGACTTTATTAGTTATCCTGGCTTTATTGATGCTCTTAAATTAGAAGGAGCTATTACTGATAACAATTCAAGATTGTTTGAAAGTCAATTCTATTCTTGGGATTCTTTTGTTAACCTAGACATGGTTATCAACTATAATCAATACTATTGGTTACCTGAAGGTCCACCGGTAGTTACAGTTACCCCTAACATTGTGTATATGGTAGGTGATTATGATGTCGTAAATTATCCTACTTACTATAATCTTGACCTAACAAGTAGCCCAGTAATTGCTGGCAAAAACCCAACAATCACTTTGATAAGAGGTGGAACATATACTTTTACTGTAAACCAAAATAGTAAATTTTATATTCAAGGTCAACCTGGCTTAACTGGTATTGACCCTACAAACCCTAACATTCAAACTAGAGATGTATTGGGAGTAACTAACAACGGAATTTCTCAAGGTACTATTACTTTTAATGTACCATTAATAACAGCACAAGACCAATACAAATTTGAGAATTCAACTACAGTTGATATAGTAAGCACATTAACATTTAGTGAGATTGATGGACAAACAGTTTCATCAATAGGTGGTCTTGATGGTATAACTTCATTGAATGGACTATCATTGCTTCTATATAATGATGAACTAGTTAATAATTTCTACACAATATCATTGTCTGGTCCTACTAATGATCCTATCATAAATCTTACTGCAGGGACTGTAATACCTGTTGATACTACCATTAATGTATTGTATGGTGAAACTTATGGTGATAGAAGTTTTTACAAAGATCCAACTGGACCAGTCGAATTAATTCCATACTTAAGTGCAGATTTGGATATTCTTTATTACCAAGATGAATTTGATGCAGACAAAGTAGGTATAATCAAGTTAATAGAATCAAATGAAATCAACTATATTAATGTTGAAACTGAAATTTTAGGACAAACTCAATATACATCTGAAACTGGAATACAGTTTACTAATGGTTTGAAAGTAAAGTTCTCTGGAAATATAGTTCCAGAAAGTTATAAGACAGGTGAATATTATGTAGAGAATGTAGGCACAGCTATTCAACTTTTGTCAACATCTTCG